AGATGTTAACGATCTTCCGTGATGACCCGATTGAAGGTCCACTCCAGGAGGCATCAATGGGTGTGTGGACAAAGATCTTGCAAGAGGAGTCTTGATAAAATTGTTTTAGCTGAATAAGTTTTCATATGTTTATGCCTGCTTGCGATACTCCAGGCGGACCCCCTTGTAATCCGCATGTTTTTGATGGACCGACACGCAAGAGGTACCCAGATTTCCGCAGACTACCTTATCCTGAAGGAAGAACGAGACGTGGGCTTCCAGATATTTTTGATGATCTTCCAGGAATGCCGGGCGGTCTTCCAGGGCGGAGAAAACAGACCTATGAAGAGTGCCAAAGGGCTGTAAGTGCATCTGGCGTGATGCATATTATGGATCCCTGCCGGGATTTACCTTTTGGCGGTTCTAATCAATTCCCTGATATGGACCCTACTCTTCCAGGCCGTCTCCCTGGCGGAGATAGGGATATTGATCCTGGTATCTTCCCTCCTACTCTTCCAGTTCGTTACCCTGACAAGGAGCAGTTCCCTTCTTTACCTACAGGACCAAGCGTAGGTGAGGCAGTGGCTGGCACCGCTGGTCGTTTTTTAGGTGAGTTTCTGAGAAAGAGACTGGGGTAATAAAGGGCTCAAATAAGATTATTACGCTATGCTTTGAGCATGGCAGGCACAAGTATTTATAGCGTCTATCGACGGACTGCACGTGCTGCGGCACAACAACGTGTTGTTAAGAAGACTTCGAATATTGATGTAGAACGTGCACGCACAGATTTTGCATATTTCTGTGATGTAGTGGGAGATAAACCACCTGCGGAACACCATAAAGAATGGCATAAATATCTATGTACTGGTGAAGATTCAGAATGTCTGCTTGGTATTGGCGGACCAAACATTGATATCCTGGCGCCACGCGGAAGTGCGAAGTCAACGATCTTAGGTTTATACACAGCGTGGGCAGTTGGTGTACATGCACTGGCGAAAAAACCTTTGAAGATTCTCTACATCTCCTACACAGTTGATGTGGCACGACCTAAGAGTGCAGCAATCAAAAGAATCATTGAGGAGAGTAAGAACTACAAGGAGATCTTTCCAACAGTCAAGATCGCAAAAGGCATCAACTCAAACGAATATTGGAGTATTGATTGGAAGTTTGCAGGGATCCGATCAACTGGTGAAGAAGAATTCACGGTCTGTTGCGCAGGTCTTAAAGGCGCGGTGACCTCCAAGCGTTCACATCTTTGCATCATTGATGACGCGATCAAGAGTGCAGATGACATCAAGAACCGCGACATCCGGCAAGCCATGGAGGACAACTGGAATTCAGTTATCGTCCCGACGATGTTCGAAGGTGGCCGGGCGATCTGTCTTGGCACCAGGTTCCGTCATGATGATATTCATAATTCAACATTCATTCCAGCCAACAACTGGGTGCAGATTGTGCAGTCTGCAATCTCAGTAGATAGTAATGGAGACGAACAATCGTATTGGCCTGAGATGTGGTCTCTCGAGTACCTACGGGACCGCCGTCGACAGGCCCCTGTTGCGTTTTCATTCCAGTACCAAAACCAGGTCGTACAAACCAGTGAGCTGTCCCTGTCCCCAGATCTAATTGTGAAGGGTGCAATCGCTACGCAATTCGACACATTGGGTATTGGCGTTGACCTTTCTGCAGGTGTCCGCGAACGTAACGACTATACGGTCTTCGTGATGGGTGGGCGAGTGGGAGGGAAGATACACATTATTGATTGCAAACGTCTTCGTATTATGGGTAATCTTGAAAAATTAGAAGCTTTGATGGAGATGATGGAAGAATGGGGTGTAGTGCACAAAGAAAAGAATCAATATTTCCCTACTGGTACAAGTATCGAGGTGTGGTCAGAAGCTGTTGCGTATCAGGCATCTCTTGAAGCTGACTTCAAAAGAATCTGTCAAGGTGAACACGGTCTTTACAATGTCAACTGGCATCCTGTCAAAGGATTTCGAGGGGACAAAGTCGCACGTTTCAGGGGCATTATGGGTCTTTTCGAACAGCGGAAGATCATCTTTAATAAATACCGCAAGTTCCAGGCACTCAAAGAAGAGATCGTTAACTTTGGTGTGACCTCACATGATGACTGTGTTGACGCACTGGTGTGGCTTTGCAACGGTCTTATGACAAGGGGAAAACTAGAGTTAGAGTATTGACGATTTAAACTATAGTTATCAAACGCGATGTCACCCAGCTATTACGAAGTGGAACTCGAGCAAGATGCTTATGGTTCTGCTGTCATTCCACTACCTGATGAGTTGTGCCACGATCTGGCTCTTCAACCCAATGAACGCTTTGACGTTGAAGCAGAAGATGGTGTAATTACTTTCAAACGTGTTGAAGCTGGTTACGATATTGATCAGTAGACCTCTAAAACAGAATGGGCGATAGTGCTAAATCCCAAATCGAGTCTATCATCAAGGCGGTAGTAACTCGCGACAGTACAGGCCCTGCAGACACCATGCTGGTGAGTGCACACCTGTCTCAAATGAAAATGTTTGGGATCAGGCAGGGCGTGGAGTTCTACCCCCAGCAGGATAACTTCGGCACTCAGCGCTATGACTTTATCCAACAAGTCATCAAATTCAACAAACTTGATGCACGCCTCGACTCCATCTGGGATCGTTTCCTGGCTTACGGTAAGGGATTGTTTTATATCCGACCGACTCAGAAAACTTATCGTATTTATTGGTTCGACCGCGATTCTTATCGGACTTACTACTCTCCCGAAGGTGACTTAGAAGAAGTCATCATTATCTATCCTTACAAGGTAAAGTCAACCAAAGGTTTCCAGGGAGTAGGCCTTAGTACTGACAAGCGGTACATGCGGTTGAGGATCACCGCCACCGAAATTCAAGAGCAACACAGCGAGCATGAAATTGGGTTTGACAACCCTGACCTTGAGTACGCATTTACAGACACAAAGACACTCAAGAACACAATGGAGTTTATTCCTTGTGTTGAGGTTCTCAATAACCCAGACGCTTTCGGGACTGAGGGCAGTGGTGAATTTGAATTGCTTGCGAACCAGATCCTCGCGCACGACGAGATGGTTAAGAACATTCGTGCAAACCTTTCTTTCTTCGGCAACCCTACTCTTCTGTCTTCTCGACCGAAACAGGACATTGTCGAGTACGACAAAGACCAACCTGGTCAGCGCCCGAGCATCTCAAGCCAATCTGGATTTGAATCCGAGTTCAGTTTATCCAGTTCTACATACAAGCAAGATCCGATTACTCGTCAGTCTCCAGGCTATATAGGCAAGCCTGGATCGGGCATGCGTGTGCCCCGTGTGATTGCAAACCTGGAGCCAACTGATCGTGTTGGTTTTATTACGCCTAATGCGGTCAGTACTGACCAGGCGCGTTATGCCGAACAACTTCGAAGCGAGATTCGTCTTGCCCTTGGAGGCATCGATGACTTAAGTATTACTAACGTCACAGCCACCGAATACAAGTCGGCATATGGACGTGTAAGTGCTACGGCAAAGAAAAAAGCTTTACAGCTTTACACCTATGGTATTTCCAGGTGTCTTGAATTAGTAATTTTCCAGGAAGAACAAATCTTCCGTAAGTCACTTGCCTATGCAATCAAATTAAAGTATCCGCAACTTCCGGAGGATCCAGACGACAAAGCATTAGAAAAATACGACAAACAAAAAGCTAAGTACGAAGAAAAGCTGCAAGCAGCTATCGACGAAGCTATTGACACGCAAGAACTCCCTCCCGGAGTTCTAGGCCTCGCGCCAGATGGTGACAGAACTGTCCTTTGGCGTTGGCTTGGTCCTGTGTATGAAGATACAACACAGGATAAACTCAACCAGTCTATTTTCACCAGAAACTTGCAAGAGTTAGGTGTTGATAGCATTGAAGCACTGAAGTATCTATTCCCTTCTAAAACGGATGATGAGATCGCGGGCATGCTCTCCGGTTTCCCATTCCGTGTGGTAGGGGAAGTACAGAGGGCTTACTCCGCATTTATTGATTTAATCAATCAAGAAATGAGGACACCACATCCGCAGCAACCCAATCTTCCTATGGCTGCGGATCCGAGATTAGATCTCACCCCCTTCCTTTATCGCACACTTGAAAGCCTACAAAAAGAGGTAACCTATGCAGGCCGATACCGCAATGCCGACCCAATCGGCACCCCAAGTATCCCCGACCCAACCGAGCAGCTACGCGGCGCCGACGCAGACGGCAGCGCAAGCACCGGCGGTTTCAACGAATTCCCAATGGGTGGCGCCTTATCAGCAGGCGACGGCCCCAGCCCCGCAAATGCAGGCCCAGATGGGGACAGCCCAAGCGCCGGGCTCAACCCCTACTCCGTACGCCTACCAGACACCCCAGGCGGCTCCACAAGCGGAGAACCCTTACAAGGACGCGTTCAACCGGGTGGTGGGGCTCCTGAGTTCACCAGTCCAGTTCCCGTCCCTGGGTCAACAATCGAATCCAGCTCAAGGGATCGACCCGGCCAGCTACGGTTCCCAACAAACAACCCAGTTCAACAACCTGGCAGCGCAGACTTATTCGCCTTCGATCAACAGCAACCAGGAATACTTCAACGGCTATTCCCAAACTTCGCCGGATCCGATGGAGATCTCGGACGAGATGCTGCTGGCAAACGGCGTAAGTGAGGAAAGCCTTGACGTTATTGATCACTTCGGACCTGATGCTGCAGCAATCGTCAACGAATATGCTTGCAACGTCGAGGACGCTCTGATTCAAACCCATCAGCAGCTGAACGAAGCCGTCACTCTGCTCCAGGAACTGTCAAATGAGCACGCTGCTTATGAGCAGATCCTCACTGATCCTGACGTTCTCGCTGATTACACTTGTGAGTTCTTCGGCGAAAACGGTCCTCATCCCGTTGAGGATGACGAGCCTACCTATGGTTCTGGAATGACCGTTGGACAACAGTTCCAACAAGTCGCCCCTCAGCAGGTGGCTCCTCAGCGTCCCACCATGCCGATCCCTCCTCAGCCTCAAGCACCTTCTAATGCTGGCGATTTCTGGAACAGCTTCGGCAACCTCGCCGATCGCGATCCTTCCAACGCCTGGCGTTATCTGAACTCAGCACAACAAAGTCCTGAGATCTTCCGCAACAAGCTCCTCGTGATGGAGTGATACTCAAACTTAATTGAGTTTAGAATGGGGGTAGGAAACTGCCCCCTATTTTTTTATTATGAAAGACAAGAAAAAGGGAGCTAGGCAAAAGGCAGATGAGTTTCTTGCGGCTTATGGAACTGCAGGAGGACCTATCGGATCTCCTGGATTAGTTCAGTTCGGTGCTGGAGATACTGCGAACCAGGTTATGTCGGGAAACATCGATGAATACGGTGCAATCCGGCAAGAAGGCACTGGCTCTCAGATTGGTGATCAGCAGGTTGCAGCACCCGCCATGCCTCGCGATTTAGATAGCTCTTATCTCAAACTTAATCTCCCTGGCTCACCTCTTCCAACCAACGGATTGTTCACTCCTCAAATGTTGAGTACAGCTCAGATTGTTGAGAATCAGATTATGACGGACAATCAGCTTGAGATGATTAAGAATATGCGACCCGTTGGTCAATTGATGCTGGGCGATCTACCCCAAACCTATGATCAGGACTCAAAGAAATGAACAAAGCCAATGCAAAAAAGGCTGTAAATAAAGCAATGATGGCTAAAGCCATGCTTGAAATGGCAGCTGCTCAGGGTCCTATTAATCCTGAGATTCAAACTGCAAGCCCTGCACTTCAACCTCTCGATGGTTTTGTCAACCCCATGCGTCCTATGGGTGTGGTGAACTCAGGTCCTTATTCACCCGGCAATATGATCGGTGGCTACAACCTTGGCTATGGTCAGTTTGTGAATCCTGAGGCTTAAATAAGGCTGTTGATAAAGCGTTGCTATAATTTCTTGTAATGGAGCGAAAAGTTCCATATTTCGAGGATTTTTGTCCTCAAGTATCAGCGCTTAAAATTTAGCTGAGAAATCATTATGTTCATCGATAACGACTTTCCCAAGCTGTTGGGCGCGGAACTTTACCGCCCCCACCCGGCTTATGTCGTGGAGATGGCTTGCGAGCCCGTCGTAGTCCACGACTTCACCAAGCAGCCTGGTCAAACCGTGCAGCTGGATCGTTACCGCTTCTTCGGTAACCCCGGCACGAAGACCAGCCGCGAGCGTACCCAAGACCAAACGATCGGTACTGCCAACAGCCGTTCGATCGTTAAGGACAAGGTGCTTGTGTCTCTGCGTGAGTACACCGGCCCTGCGGATCCGAATAACACCAACCTCCCGAGCACCTTCAAGATTGCTCGCGAGACCCTGATGACCGCTCAGCGTCTTCTGCTGGACACCGGGAACCTCAACATGTTCCACCAGTCCATCGGTTCGCTGACTCTGCTCGACGACTATCGTCGTTGGCGCGATCG